CTATGGTAAGAATGTGGTCTTTGTTGTACCAGGTCTTGCTTCTTATGACCCTGATGATGGTTCTGTCGTTGAGTCTGGTGTGAAAAAGTACACCGTGAAGTCTACTCCACCTGCTAACTACAGTTCCGACATGATTGATGGTGATATTATAGAGAGCAATGATTGTTCTATATCTATATCTTCCTCTGGTCTGCTGTTTACTCCTGCAAATGGTCTTGAAGTCACTTTCGATAATCAAAGTTGGCGTGTTATGAATGTGATAACTGGGTACACTGGTGATGAAATTGGTATATATGAAATGCAACTGAGGCGATAATGATAGGAAGTAACAGTAAGATATTTGCAACAGCAGTTATTAACTTAGGGGCGGCTCTTCCTGCGCAACAACTTTCTTACGCCATAAAGAAAATTAGCCTAGAGGCTTTAGAGGGTCTTGTTGATATGACTCCTGTTGATACTGGTCGTGCTAAAGGTAACTGGAATGTTACTACCGCAGGTCGTTCAATGGCAAAAGCAACAGATTCAAGAATGGATAAAAAAGGTGCTAACTCTATTGAAAGAGGGACGGCAAAAATACTAAAAGCCACGGCAGATAATAAAACCCCAAAAGCAGTATATATAACAAACAATGTGGATTACATCGAAGACCTTGAAAATGGCAACAGCCGCCAACACGGGAGACAAGGAATGTTAAGGGTAACTGTGAACAGATTAACTTTAAAGCATAGTGTGACCGCAACATGACCGTTCAATCCGCGCAAAAATTACATGATGTAATCAGAAAACGATTCTCCGATGAGTTCGGTGACGAGTACCTTATTGCATACGATAACGCCCCTTTTGACCAACCTGATGACGAGATGTGGATTAGGTGGTCAGTGCTTTCTGGAAACACCATTAAAGCCGATATAGGGGGTAATACGGGCAGATATAGACACAATGGTGTTGCGGTAGCCCAAATTTTCTCTGTACTTGAGAAAGGTACGAGAGATGCTTTAATCCTTGCCGATAGGATTGTAGTGAAGTTCCTAGCCACCACAGATAAGACATCTGTGGTGAATAACTCAGTAGTGTTTAGAACCCCGTCAATCACGCATGTTGGGAGAACTGGCAGTCAGTGGTGGCAAATCAATGTCTCATGTCCGTATTTTGCGGATGAAATCTCCTAAAAATTAAGGATTAAAATTATGTCTGATACAAATAGAGTAACAATACTATACGGAAAAGAGAGTGCCTACGGTACTTCCCCCGTTGCATCTGGTGGCTATTCCACAATGCGTATAACTGGCGAGTCCATGCACCAAGAAACCTCAACTATCACCTCTGCTGAAATTAGAGCCGACCGTCAGATTGCTGATGTTGTCCGTTCAAATCTCAGTGTTGCAGGTGATACTGGCTTTGAACTGTCTTACAGTTTCGCAGAACTTATGCTTGCGGCTGTAATGTCTGACCAAGCGGCAGAAACCTTTACAGAAGCAGTTACCTTTCCATCCCTGGGAACACTCGAAGTAACACAATCAACCGCTACATTCACCCAAGGGGGTGATAGTCCGAACTTTGATGAAATGTCGCCAGGACAATGGATTAAGACAGCAGGATTCACTGATGATGCAAGTAATGGCTACTTCAAAATCAAAACCATTGATTCTAACGAGATGGTTGTTTATGGTACTATTGGTGCAGACGAGACGGCTAGTGCTACCCCCACAATGGTACAGGGTGGTCAAGTCAAAAACGGCGCAAAGCAACGCTCATACACAATACAAAGAGTACATGAAGACATTGATACAGCAACATCAGGTCGTTCAGCAGCATACAGTGGTTGTATGATTGATGGTATGACTTTAAGTGCTACAACAGAAGCAGTTGTAACAGGGTCGTTTTCTTGGATTGGTGCAAAGGGTGAATCAAATGATACAGAACTTGGCTCTGACCATGTTGATGCAACCAATGAAGATGTTATGAACTCAATTGAGGATGTTGACGGTGTAATGGAAGGTACAACTTACGCTTCTAAAAATATCACAGCGTTTACAATGTCTCTTTCCAATAACCTACGACCTCGATTAGAAATAGGTACATTGGGTGCTGTGGCAATTGGTACAGGTACTTGCAATGTAAGCGGTACATTCCAACGCTACTACAGCGATGCGACAATGATTGACAAGTATTTGAATTTTAATGACTCTGCATTAGCGATTGTTTTTGACGATGTAGATGGAAATGCTTATTGCCTTGACTTCCCTAAGATTGTTTACACATCTGCGCAGCGTGTTGCGGGTGGACAAAATCAAGACCTTATCGCTGATATGTCTTGGGAAGCAATTAGAAGTGACATTCAGTATGATTCAGCAGATGAAGATTGCACAATTCGTATCACTAAATGGACAGGTGCTTAAAGTTAATATAAACTAAGACTCAACCCAAAGGAGATAACTATGGCGTTCAAAATTTCACAACTAAAAACCTCATCAGAGGGTATATGGGTAGACTGCGGTGCAGACTTGCATCTTAAAGTCGCTCGATTGGGGAATCCTGAATATGAAGAGGCACTAAGAAAAGCAGGAAAGCCTTTTATGAGGCAAATGCGTCTAGGCACAATGAAAATAGAAGACATGGAAAAGTTAGCCATGAAATGTGTGGCTGAACATGTTTTGCAAGATTGGAAAGGTCTTGAAGAAGATGATGGCACTGTTATTAAGTTTTCATCTAAAAAAGCCCTTGAGATATTCAGAGAGTACCCCGAATTTTATTCTATCGTTAAAGATGTTTCTGGAGAAGCAGAACTTTTTAGAAGTGATGAAATGGAAGAAGCATCGGGAAACTCAGAGGCTACTTGCGATTCCAACTCGAATGGGGAAAGCACGAAAAGCACCTCCTCAGACAACAAGAAGCGGGACAGCAAGTAGCGGCGTTAGATAATGCACCAGAGTTATACGAATGGTTAATATGTTATTGGAAGGCATTTAGTGATTTAAGTTCAACAAGAAATATGTCGCAAGTAGGCGCATCAGCGATACTTATTTCAGAGATAGGTTCATGGCTAGATTTTAATGGTATTTATGAACACGAAAGTAGGTCAGATTATATGTATTACATTCGCCAACTAGATTCTGAGTTCTTGAACTATACCTCAGAAAAATTAAGCCAACAACACGAGAAAAGCAAAAAGGACATTAGTGCCGCCAAGGCAAAGCGAAGATAACTTATGACTATTGGGCAAACACTAATGTTAAAAATCAACGCAGCGGCTGCTGCTGTTGGTGCAAAACAATTTCAGGGTGCTGCGGGTACAGTAAGTGCTTCTGCATTAGCGGCAGGTAAAAGTGTTAATACACTTGGTTTAAACCTCCGTATGCTTGCGGGGGGTTTTCTTGGTCTATATGTTATCCGTGATATTACCAAAACGATGGTTGATTTTGAAAGAACCATGCGAACAGTTAAAATTGTCACTCGTGCCAATACAGAGGACATGAAGCGAATGACAACAATTGCCCGTGAACTCGGAGCAACCACTAGATTTACAGCAACAGAAGCGGGTGAAGGCATGACCTTCCTTGCAAGGGCGGGTTTTGAAGCCGCAGATGTTATGGAAATGATTCCCCACACTTTGAACCTTGCTACTGCCGCTGTTATTGACTTGGGTGCAGCGAGTGATATGGTTGCGAATACCATCCATCAATTTGGACTCAAGGCTTGGGAAACAGAACGAGTAGTAGATTCTCTTATGAATACTGCGAACAATGCGAACACCGATGTATTCCAACTTGGTAATGCGATGCAGTATGCGGGTACTTTCGCAGGGGCGTTGGGCATTACTCTTGAGGAGACAAATGCAGCCTTGGGTATTATGGCTAACTCAGGCATTAAATCCTCTATGGCAGGTACATCGTTGCGTGGTGTTTTTGCGGCGTTAATTAAACCAACAGACAAAGCAATGAGGGCTATAGATGCGTTGGGCTTAAAGGCGGATGATGTCAACCCATCAATTAGGACACTAGAACAAGTATTCCATTCCCTCAGTGAAGCAGGTAAAAAACTAGGCGACACAACAGACTTTGCAGCGTTGATGCTACAAATTTTTGCTCGTAGACCTGTTCCTGGTGCATTGGCACTGGCTAAACTAAATGAGGAAATAGGAAAGTCAGTTGCGTTACAAAAAAATTTAAGGGGAGAAACAGCAAGAGCAGCGAAGGAAATGGATGACACTTTGTTCGGTTCATTTAAGGCACTTCGTTCTGCTGTACAAGAGTTGTGGTTGTCGGCAGGTGATGGTGGTCTACTGGGTACAATGAGGGTTCTTTCGGATGTATTGGTTAGCACAACACGAATCCTTGGAGGTATGGAAAGAAAAGTAGATAAATATAAGGACGCAGCAAAGGCTCTATCAATTGTAATAAAGATTCTTGTTGTTCGTCTTGGTGCGCTAATGATTCTCAAAGTGTTACACGGTCTGTTTCTTCTGGTGGGAGGTGCGGTTCTTTTACTCACGGGTAGATTAAAACAATTACAGGTGGCTTCGGCTGCAAATTGGATAACAGCCTTGGCAACTGCGGTTGCTTTAGTCGCAGTTGCGTATCAGGAATGGGCGAACCACGCAAAATCCGTTGCGGAGATGCAAGAACGAATACAAGATAGAACTGAGAGGGTGAGTGACTTAAACGCTCAAGCAATTATAGCCAAAGGAAAAGTTGAATCTATTCGGATATTAGCACAAGCGTACAACGTATTGAAAGAAAGTGTACAGGATGCAAACAATGAATTAGTCAAAGAGGAAGCCGAAAGTACAGTAGGAAAAACTTACCAACAGATTATGGGTTTGAGTGGCGGGAACACATCATTGTTTAACTTTAAACTACCTACTTGGGAGGGGGCGTTGTTTGGTGGTAAAGGTATCGAGTTTCCAAAAGGACCGAAGACAGAAGAATTTAAATCCCTTCAGGGAGCAGTCAAAGATGCTCAGGGTGGGTTGAATGAGTTCATTGGAGTGTGGCAGGAACTATCAACTAAGTCCGAGGAAACATGGGAATCTTTAACAAAAGATGTAACAGACTATACTGGTCTTACGCAAGAGCAGTTGAAAGAGATTGTTGTAGCGGGTACAGAGTTACAAGCCTTGTTTGCCATATTAGAAGAGAAAAGTGTTAAAGAGGCTATGAAGGGTGTTACCTTGGCGGGGGGTGGGTCGATGATTAACCCCAACAACTTAGCAGAGTTGGAAGCACTAACAGAGACTCTCATAATGATAAAGAGACTAATAGAGAACATGGGTGGAGATGGGTTCACTGCCTTGGAAATAGAGGGTCAAGAAGAAGTGATGGAACTAGGAGATAAATACACCCACCTACTGCACACAATCAATATGACAAAAGAGGGGTTAGCCAAATATAACAGAGAACAAGAACTAGCCACTGCACTAAAAAAAGCAGACGGCGCAGTAACATCCGATGAAGTGAAACGCCTAAAGGATTTGGCGGCGGATTATGAAAATGCGGTGCAGTTGCAATCATGGCTCAATGATTTGGTGAAAACAAGTATTAAAGCGGGGAAAGAAAAAGCCAAAATAGCAAAAGAAGCGCAAGATTTGAGGGACTTAGAAAAGACATCTATGAAGCAGTTGGCATCAGATATGAAGTTCAACAATGAGTTATTGAAATTGGAGAAGGAAGGAAAAGAAGGATGGAATCTTGAAACAGAAAAAATGATTCTAAAGCGACAGATAGATGCAGCAACAACACACCTAGCCGCAGCAGCCAGACAAAAATTAACAGATGCACTTATGGCGGAACTAGAGGTTAAGCAACAATTAGAAAAGTATGACCCCGCAGACAAGATTAAGGAACTAAACGAACTAATAAAAGAACAAACTATGCTCAATAAAGACGGGGCTTTAGCCCTAGAGATGTACCAACTTGAACAAACAGCACTTGCTGAAATGGGTAAAGACGCGTCACAAGAACAAATTGATAAAGTGAAAGAATTGATTGCAGAATTGGGAAGATTAAAAAAACAAAATGAGGGTACTAAACAGGAGATGCTTATTACCAATCACCAATTTGCCCAGACAATGACTCAAAGTATTATGTCGGTTGTTAAAGGGGCGGCTACTTTAGAAGAGGCGTTCACGGGTTTAATTATTAAACTTATGGAAATGATTATTCAAGCAATAATTTTGGACGCGATATGGCAGCGTATGGGTATGGGGGGTGGACTAGGAAAAGGTGGTGTGGGTGTTGCTAGGCAAGGGGCAGTTATGTCTGGTGGTGAAATGCAAAACTTCGCAACAGGTGGTGTAGTCCATAGACCAACCATGTTCCCAATGGCTAATGGTGGGGTTGGCTTGATGGGAGAAGCAGGGGCAGAAGCAATTATGCCACTTACTCGTCTGCCTTCGGGAGATTTAGGCGTGAAAGCCGAGGGCGGAGGCGGAAAAAATGTTATAGTAAACATGAACATAACCACACAGGATGCCGACTCTTTCAGAAAATCAAAGAAACAGATTCAACGAGAGATAGGTAAAGGGCTTAGAAGTACAATAGAGTAATAATCATGTCATTTTATGAAATACAGTTTCCTGACAACATCTCTTACGGTTCTTCAGGAGGACCCGGATTCTCAACCACAATTGTGGGTCTTGATACAGGCGCGGAGCAAAGAGTATCAAGGTGGAGTAAGTCGAGAAGAAAATATGATGTCTCCTACGGCATAAAAACTTATGCGGATTTGCAGTCAGTTTTAGAATTTTACATGTGTGTCAAAGGTGCTGCGTATGGCTTTAGGTATAAAGATTGGTTAGACTTTACTACTGCAAACGATGGTCGTTCCACTTGTAGTTATGATGACGTACCACTTAAAACATATCAAGCAGGTGGACTAACAGGTGCGAACTTTACGGCGCAACTAAAAAAGCGGTATCAGCAATCACAGATTGCGGGTGGGGATACAACAGTTGTAACAAGGAACATTTTCAAACCTGTTCTAAATACTGTGCGCGTAGGTAAACAAGAAGATGGAGAAACAAGTGTCACAGAGATGGTTAGCGGGTGGTCAGTATCTATTCAAACAGGGGTGATTACTTTTGATGACTACCCCGATGACGGGACTACTATTTATGCGGGATGTGAGTTTGATGTTCCTGTTAGATTCACAAAAGGAATGGATGACTTACTATCAATTTCTCTGGATACGTTTGAATATGGTACAACTTCGGCAATAGACCTCGTTGAGATACTTGACCACGGAGAACATTATGATGAGTATTTTTATGGGGGTGCAGACACAATATCGTTTGATGCTGATATATCAATCGCAGTAACACAAGGAAGGGTGATTGCTCTTGACCCTACAGACAGTGGGCTTAGTGTTACACTTCCTGACCCGTGGGCGATGCCTTCGGGGGGACCTTGCTTTTATCTTGCTAATATTTCTGGTACGTCTGTTCAACTTACTGATGCTAGGGACCCTGGTGACCACACTGGGGCATCTAGTCAATTAGATTATGCGCTTTCTGGCAACACGACTATAACGATGTGGGTTGTTGAGTATTTGGGAGGCTCTAAAGAGTGGTTTGTCTGGGAAAGTTCTTTACCACAATGACTATTACTGCTAAAACATTCTATGGGGGTTACAGACAAATATACATTGATGGCGACCAGGTGGTGTTGACAGCACTAAGCAACAGATTTATTAGAATTGTTTCTGCCGCTTGGGGCGGAAAACTATATCTGCCTCCCGCTAATGTTCTCCCTATCATTCGGGGTGGGGCAATTTTTACGGTGTGGAATGAGGGGTACTACAACATAAAAGTAATGGATGCTGAAGACAATGAAGTGGGTTGTATACAAGGCACTTCACAGAGTACTCACGGTACACCTGCTTGTTGGACAAATATACACTTAATAGATTCCTCCTCTGCTGCGGGGTCATGGTTAATTCAATGTGGGGAATGTGTGGACGAACCCTCTACAGGCACTACTGACACAGACTTCACCACCACTGGCGGCGGCGGGTCTTCTGTTGACCCCCCAACTACGACTGAGGAAGGTGATTGCACAGACCAGTGGGGGCATAATCTCCCCGCCCTCGACTGTTTGTGGTAAGGTGTTGCTATGGAGTTTACTTATTCTGTCATAATTCCTACTCACAACGAGATTCGTGACTTAGAGGTTACTGTTGCGATGGTTTGGGCGAGTGAACCACAACCACATGAAATAATTGTTGTAGATGATTGTGGCGATGATGGTGTTAAACATCGGCTTCGCTCATTTGGTGGTGTTAAGGTTGTTAAAACACCAGAACGATTAGGTCCGGGTGGAGCAAAACGCTTCGGGGCAAACATGGCAACAGGCGATATTATTGTGGTTATGGACTCTCACATGCGAGTCCCACATTCTTGGTTAGAGACGGTGGACAAAACTATAGATAGATTTCCTGAATCTATTTTCTGTTGTGGTTGCAAAAACTTTACGGGGGATTGGGTTGGTTGTGGTGCTACATTTTCACAACCATTGACGGGGAATAGACACGCATTGTTTTCTACACAGACTTGGAAAAACAGAGGTAATCCATTAGAAATAGACCGATGCCCCTCTTTACTGGGTGGTTGTTATTTTGTACCCAAACATGTATGGGAAGCCCTTGGTGGGCTTAACGACTGTTTATATGGTTGGGGTTATGAGGAACATGACCTATCACTTCGCGCATACCTTACGGGGTTTGATGTTCGTAGGCTTAACAATCTTGTTCTTTCTCACAGATTTCAGCGAGAACTTAAAGAACCTAAGAAGCCCTTTGTTGGGACACACGCAGAATACAATGCAATGGTTGTGGCTGCATGTATCTTTGAGGACGGTGTGTTTGAAAGGCTGTTCCACCCATTCTACAAGCAGGTTGCTCCTGTCGCTGCTCTTCTTGCTTTTGAAGATAATTTAGACAACATAAATACTTTTAGAGAATTTGTCCAAAACAGACGAGTCTATTTTGACGAGGACTTGGTGAGTCTGTGTGATTTTAGATTGCCTTCCAAAAAACACCAACAACAAGTCACAGAACTTATTAAAGAGAAAGAGGCAGAAAACACTTCCAAGAGGCGGAGACGGAACAGAAAGTGCATGGAGTGTTCAGAAGAAGAGAAGGTTAAGGCGTAACATGGCGGTAGTTTTTACTTCACAATTAAAGTCGCTTAATAATAATCTGGTTCATAGATATGCTACGTTGTGGAAACTAAGAAGAACCGATGGTGTAACCTTCAGGGTTACAGACCATAATACAGACATCACGTTTCGAGACAAGGTGTACAGCGCGGCTTCGGGTTTTGAGGCATCTGCCACGCACCGAGAAGGGGGCTTCAATGAATCTAACCAATCGGCAAAAGGAATGGTTGTCCTTGCAGATGAGTCTGGAATTACAGAAGATGATTTACGGGCAGGAAGATACAGAGACGCAGCAGTAACAGAATATCTTGTCGATTGGCAATATCCGTGGGTCAATGAGTTGTACAAGACACAATACACCGTCTCCAACCTTGGTTTTTACGACCAAGCGTGGAAGTTTGAATTAGTGGGGCAAACAAGGATGCTTAACCTACCTACAGGGAGAACATTCACACGAAACTGTGGGCATGTGTTAGGTGCAAACCATCACACCGTCTATCGAAGAGGGACGGCAGAAGAACAGTTGGCGATGTATGTTCCTCGATGCGGGTATTCTTTTGATGGAACAACAATGTTTTTAACTACTGTCGCGGTGGGCGGTGTTGCTAGTAACCCAAGACGAAAGTTTAAAGTTGACGATGCTATTGGTAGTTCTGATAACTGGTTAAAGTATGGGGTGGCTCAATTCCTAACTGGAAATAACGCGGGGTTAAGATATGAGATTGCTAAATCCCTCAAAGACGACAAAGAAATCACTACCTATCTTGACATGAGTTTTGATGTTGGAGAGGGAGATGAGGTAAGATTGTTTGCGGGGTGTAACAAGACGATAAGTAATTGCAAAAACAAGTTTAATAATCTCAAAAACTACGGTGGGTTTCCTGATATTCCAGGTGTTGACAGGGCTATATTTATTCCTGACAACAAAAATAGCATATAATGGCTAGTATAACCAGACAAGACGTAGTAGACGCAGCAAGAACCTATTTAGGTGTTCCGTGGGAGTGGGGAGGCAGAAGAGGTTCAGGGACATTGGATTGTGGAGGTTTAACTCTTGCTATTATAGAAGATTTGGGGCTACAGGAGTTGATGCCTAAGTATGGTAGTGTCCCTACTTGTAAAAGAACTGTCGCAGCAGGGAAAACACACCCTAAAAGTATTTATCAAAAGTTTGTAAATGTTCCTTTTATTGAGATACCGAAAGAAGACGCAGGAATCGGGGATGTTGAAGTATACTATATTCGTGAGAGAGATATTCCCTGTCACTGTGCTATCTTGACGGACAAGGGTATGATACACACCCATCGAGGAGCATTACTGAACCACCAACTCGGTGAGGTGGTAGAAACAAAAAGAAGCACATTTTGGGATAAAAGGGTAATAGCCGCATTTAGATACCAAGGACTAAAGGATGGATAGTCTAAAGCCCCGAATGGCTGTAGTTGAATCAGCGAGAAGGTTTCTCGGTCATCCGTGGGTGCTTGGTGCTAGTGGCTGTTCGGGCGAAGGTATGGATTGTGCAGGACTAATAACAGCAGTAATAGAAGATTTGGGGCTACAGGGGGCTATGCCTGAGTACAAACCCACTAGGACTAACAAAGAGGTACTTTTGCCTCACGAAGACCCTAAAAGTATGCTGTCTCTGTTTAAATTGGCTTTTAAGACAGACATTCCTTTTAACAGTGCGGGGGTTGGGGATGTTGAAGTGTATTGCCTACGAAACACGGATATTTCGTGTCATTGTGCTATCTTAACCGATATAGGAATAATACACACCCACAGAGGAGTAGGCAAAGTTGTAGAAACCGAGAGATGTCGCTTCTGGAATAAGCGTAGAAAAGCGGTGTTTCACCTGAAAGGAATCGAGGACTAACAATGGGTAGTGGCAGTCAATGGGGCATGATAATTGGATTTACAGTAGGGGCTATTATTGGTATAGCAACTGGCGGTGCGTTTTTTGCAGTTATGCAAGCCGCCGCTATTGGCGGGATGATTGGCGGAATCGCAGGTGGAATCATCGACCCAATGGATATGCCGAGCCACACTAGCACGGGGCAACGTCTTGAAGAACTACAAATCATGGGTGTACAAGAGGGGTCGGGGGTTACTAAAGCATACGGCGACCAGATTCGATTGGGTGGGCAACTAATTGGTTGTGGACCTATTGTTGAGACTAGACACGTTACTGAGCAGCCCGATGGTGGTGGTGGTAAGAAATCCTTTTTGGCGGGTACGCCCATAAGAATGTCAGGCGGAACAGATAAGAGCATCGAGGATATTAAGATAGGAGATATGGTTCGCACAGCGAAGTTTGCGAAGTCAGGTGACGGAAAACTGTGTTTTAGAAACCAAAAAGTCACAAACACACTGACAGGTGAAACAAAAAGGGTATTAAAGATTTCAGGAGAAAACTTTTCTTTTTCATGTACGCCCGAACACAGTGTATATGGACTAAAGCCAAATAGGGAAGCGGAGTGGTTTACTGCTGAAAGTTTACGGCAAGGCGACAGTCTTCTGTCCGAAAACGGATGGGTAGATGTAATTGATTGTGAGAGATTTGAACTAGAGGGTAAGACTTACAATTTAACAGTTAAAGAAGATGAAAATTATTTTGCTGATGGTGTTCTTGTACATAATGGTAAGGGCGGTGGTGGCGATGGTCAAGGAATTACAGAAGTGGTTTATTACACTTATGCAACAGACGTAATGTGTGCCATTTGTGAGGGTCCTCTTCGTAAAGTTAGATACATATACATGAACGGCAAGAGAAAATACAAAAATGTCACTACGGGAGGTATATCAGGTGGGGACTTTACACTCAAATGGTGGGTAGAAATTACAGGAGGCACATGGAACACAAAAAACATAACAGTAATTGGACATTTGCGAGTAACACATACAGGCGGCGGGAGTGGGGACTTTAGTTCATTCTCGCCCGGCATGTACGCTGATTTTGATGGCATAGGGGCTTGTGCGGGTGGCATAGTAGATGCTGTCATCAATGCTAACACAATAGATGTACGAGTGCCTGTCTCTATTTACTATTACCAACAAGGCAACAGCAACTGGAGAGGATACTTCAGGGTTAGTGGACTTGGGAATACGGGGGCGCGTTGCCCCGCAGAAGGTCCTTATGTTAGCGGTCACGACCATCCAGGTGAGGCTTTGCACTTAGACAGCCGAGAGGATGCGGATGTACATGCCACACCTGATGCGTTTAATCCAAACCTTATGACTAGGATAAAAATATATATAGGGGACGATGGTGGTGATTCTGATTTTAGCCTTGGTTCTCCTAGCATATCTCACCACTACACCAACGCCAGTGCAGATTCACTTTTTCCTAGCGGGGGCAACTCACCTGCATATCGAGGAATTGCGTATGCAAGTATGCAACAACTTCAACTCCGAGACTTCGGTAATCAGATTCCCCAATTCCAATTTGCGGTTGATGCCATACCCAGAGAAACAGAAATAAACGGAAACGCCCCAGGAAATGCGGCATACGCAACGCTCGGAATGGTTCTTGATTCGGTGCTAATTAGGCAAGGGTTCTTGAAGAAAGCAGGAATCGGGGGAACATACACGCCAGGAGACACAATCAACACGGACGAGTTTCAAGCAGTAAACGGAACAAATAGAGTGCGGGGGTTCACCTCAGCAGGAACTAAAACCGCCAAAGATATTCTATCTACACTTGTTCTTCGTTACGACTTGATGAGTTTTGAACGAAGTGGTGTTCTCTACTTTACTTCAAGAAACACTACAGCAGACAAAACTATTGACGTAAGTTTATTGGGGGCATCAACTGGCGATAATTCTAGTGTTCCTACTTTTTCACAATCAGATAAAGATGACTCTTTACTCCCGAACGAAGTTACTGTTGATTATTATGACGTACAAGACAACTACCAACGCGGAAGTCAAAAATCAACAAGGGCGATAACTGGTCTTCAAAGAACTACAAAAATTGATGTTGCAATGGGGTTAAGGTCTTATGAGGCACAAGAAATAGCCAATAGGGTCTTATATCAATCACATGCTTACAGAAAACGCTGTAGGTTTACTCTTCCTCCCTCGGAAATTGACATTCAAGAGAACGATTTACTTCTGGTGTCAGTAAAAGGCGAGGGGTATTCAGTTCGAGTGCTAGAATTAAGCAGAGGAGCAGACTTTACACATGAAATTGTTGGTCTACTTGAGGGTTCGGAATCTGTTCCGTATGATGGCGAGGGAGACGAAGATTCTGTCGATATTGATGAGTACGTTCCGCCTATAATGAAAACTCTTGTGATGGACACTTCACCTTTACACGGGGGTGCAGTAACTTCGCCCTCTCATTATATAGTGTCTTGCACATTAACAGAAGACCAAGAGTTCACCTCGGCAGGTTTGTGGGCTTCAGATGAAAGTGACGGCGTGTATTACCGAGGTCCTAATCTTTCAGAGGGCATGTTGGTTGAAGTTGATTCAAGTGTCAGCGATGGACCTACTGGCGTGTGGGACGATACAACCGAGATAACTATAAAAGTTCTAGGACCCTTATCTAGTAATTCCCCCGCAAGTTCTAGTGAAGAGGACGCACTAAACGGGAAAAGCCTATTGTACTTGGAGGGTGAAATAATTGGGTTCAGGGATGTAGAAGGAATAGGCGACCGCGAATACAAATTAAGTAAACTTATTCGTGGTATCAGAGGCACAGAACACTATATATCAACCCACACATCTGAGACTTCTACACAACTCGGTGCTGTTCTTACTTATGCTGATGGTGGGCGAGTGGCTCCTGTTCTCTATTCGCCAGAGAAGATAGGGGAAAATAGATACTATAAAGCAGTTTCCGAGGGGGCAACGGTGTCTGATACATCAATGGTTGGTAAACACATATATGGAAATTCCGTTAAGCCGTTTCCTGTGGGGGGGATAAAGGGGTATAAAGACGGTAACACTGACGATTGGATAGTAGATTTTGTGCGAGGGGACAGGGCTATTTTTAATCTCATCTCTGCCACAAACACACCTAATACTGACAACACTGAAGTGTATGTTGCAAATATATATGACCCTTCAGACCTCGGTACAGTTGTTCGCACACTTAACAGCAATGAAGATACTGATGATGGTTCGGGAATTGTGATTACGCAGTACAACGTAGATAATGAAACAGAGACTCATCCTCGTCTTACTTATAGTATTGATGACCAAGAAACAGATAGCACAGACGCATTAACTTCTATTGTTGTTGAAATATATAAAGTGGGCGAACACATCTCACAAGGCAAATATACACAACACACAATTACCAATACAAGGAAATACTAAATGACAACAGTAAATCTAGGCTTACACCTATTGGCGGCAAATCAGGGGGGTGCAGAAGTTACTTTCAATGAAAGCATGTACAAACTCGATGCAGTTGTTGGGTTGAGTTTCAAAACAACAGAATCCGACCCAGACAATCTAACTCCCGCAGCAGGAGATGTTCACTTGGTAGGGGATACTGCGGTCAACGACTTTGCGGGAATGGAGAAACACATAGCATACTATGTGTATAACCAATGGAAGTTTATTCCACCAAAAGAGGGTCTTCGTGCTTGGGACGAAGAGGACCTGAAATACAAATACTATGATGGTACGTCATGGGAAGATTTGTATGGAACAAAATCAACAATCTCAGGGCATATATCTAGCCCTGTAGATAAGGATTACTGCTTAGAACTCGTGGCAGCCAAGGATTACAAACTAATTAAACTGTATGCGGTGATGGGGTCGGGTACATGTACGGTGCAACCTACAATTGACGGAGCAACTAGTCCTTCAACGCTGAATGTGACTGATGCTCTTGATTCTGTTATTTATCTCTCAGGTTTGGATGTGGAGGCAGGAGAGAAATTAGAACTTACAGTAACCAATAGTAGTACCCCCATGGATTTACAGTTTTCTTTTGAGACGGAGTTTTAATAAATGTCCACGCCTCTTTTTGGTATAAGAACTCTTAACAATAACCACACAGACTCTCAAGTTGTTTTTAACGAAAGCATATATGGGTTGGATGCGTTGGGTCAGATAATAGCCATAAGCATTGAATCTACTCCTCCTGCTTCTCCTAGTGTCGGAGATATATACTTAGTTGGAAAATCTTCTACAGATGATTGGGTTTCTGAAGAAGGCACAATTGCGTACTGTGTCAATGACGGGGCGGGTGGGGCTGACATTGCGTGGAATAATATAACTCCACTTGATAAAGTTACTGCTATCACAAAAGACGGCTCGACACAATTATTCTACGACTCATCTTCATCGGAGTGGCTACCTATTCCATCGAGTGTAACGTCACTAAATGGACACATAGAAGAACCTATATATGATGATGAATATGACCGTTCATTTTCTATAATGCTAAATAGCCCTACCAAGTTTGTTATTACCGAGTTCCACGCTCAGATACAGTCTGGTAATCCACCTAGTCAAGGAGCAGGTGCTTCTTGTGACATCGAACTGCACAAAAATGGTGCTGCAATAACCTCAACAAAAATTGATGCTGACGACCTTAACGACTATGGGCTTTGGTCTATAACTGCTCTAAATGAGGGAATAGGGGTTGGTGATGACTTATCGGTTCGTGTATACAACATGACGGGACAACTACCAACGTCAGTGGATTTAGAAGATGTGCGCTTCAGCGTTCACACCTATGAGGTACAAGATAAATGAGTTGGATAAATGGAGGCAGCAAAAAAATAGAAGAACAAGACCCCACTGAAATAGAACAAGCAACAGTCGGAGATGTCATAGAGTGTACGGGTTGGTGGGAGGCGGGGAACTGGATAACAGCAGAATGGACGGCAAGCAAAGGCGTGGGCGATGACCTCTACTACATTACAAAATGGACAGACTCAAGTGGTCAGGGCAACCACTTACTAGATGAATCTCTTGGGCTAGGTCCACGAGCGTATGGTTCGAGAACTAATGAGTGGGGGGATTCTAATGACGAGTTGAATAAGTACAGTGTTGCTCACTTCCAAGATGTTGATGATGGAAGCGCACAAGGACAACTATATCTTAAATGTACACCGTCTGTTAGTGCGGATTTTCAATCAAGCACATCTAGTCATTTGAACTGTGTCATTGTTGCAAGACACCATTATGATGGCTCAACCCATTCACTCGAATCATTTAGTTCTGAAATGCAGAACTCTACTTCTCATTTTATTTCCTCGTATAACACATCTACTAATTATTGGTTGATGGGCATTGGAAATACATCTATATCAGAACACGACCCTGTTTTTAACACAACGCGACACGGGGTGTTAGGTACACACAGCGAAATACTAGACGGCACAAACTCTATGGACAACGAGTATCATGTTGCAGGGTTCTTTGGTACAACAACAGCAAGCGGAGTTGGTTGGGGAGTAACTGGATTCAACAGCAATGGCTATCCTCTTGTGCAACAAACCCCAAACAACCTAGACATAGAAGATGCGGGGGACTCAAGTGGGAAAATCTATGTAGGTTCGGGCGACCCGTCATTTAATTCCTCAAAGAAATTAGAGGGGAGAATCGTAGAAATGGCTTGTTGGAAATCAGATAACCCGATAAGTAAATACAACCGAGCATCCATTATTCAATACTTTAGAAACAAGTTCAATTTATGAAACAACTATCAGAACAAAAAAGAATGCCGAGCAAACACCACGCATGTCTGGGTGCAATACTTTCAAACATTGTTACATGGTCGGTGGTCGGTTTGTTGTGTGGACAATCTTATGCACAAGACCTGGCTGAATCCCCACATCCTGCTTTGACTCACGACCAGATTCTCATAACACTTCCTGTCTTTGTCTCTTCAATTATTGCAACGGCATTTTTCACATGGACGATTGCTCAATATGACCGCAAGCGAGATAAGCGAATCGACCAAACGCAACAACTTCTATCAGATTTAACACGCAGACTTGGGGATTTAGAAACTAAGGGTTGATGGTTAGTGGGTGCAAATTGCATAATGAGATGTGCAAATTACCCCTCATTAAATAGACCAAGGAACCATGTACCAATACCTATTGCATCCGCACCGTCAAGAGATTTATCCCTTGAGGATTCATAAGTGTCTGGGTACAACTCCCTAATCTTTTCAGCCCTAACTGTTTTAGGCTTACACTTTCCTCCGCCCAATCGTGTCCATTCCCCTGCATTTACGGACACAACCCTATATCCCAAGGCAGTCATGTAAGCGATAATCATACCTACTGCCATGCCAAGGGTGACAAGACCACGGGAATGGGGTCTGTTTTGACCGCCAGGCGTTTCTACAACCAAGGTGACTGTCCTGTCTTGCCCCTCAATCTGCTCTAGGATTCCCCCTATTACTGTTTCAACGGCAGAACACATATTAAGACACCTTTCCACAGGGTCACGGCTCGTGGGTACTTTAATCAATTTCCAATCAAGGAGTGTATCCCCCGCGAAAACTGCAATACCTGTTACCCTTGAGCCAGGGTCGATAGAAAAAAGAATGGGTTTTTGTTCCATGTGTTTAGTATATCGCCCTTTTCTAACAAAAAACTCCCTCTAGCCCATTTTTCAGGACTAGAGGGAGCCTCAAGGATAGGTGGCGACCAAACCACCTGTAAGTCAGATAGGCAAATCGTTAGTTAGTGCATCTTCAAGGTCTTCGGGAGATGAGAATGACCCAAGAACTTCTTCTGCTTTATCCCACACCCAACCAAATACAATTGATTGAGTTGTACTTCGTGAGCCAGAGGGTCTACCCTCCTCGTTTACTCGTACCTTCTTGGGTCGTTTTTGCCCATCCTTACCCTCTGTTTCGATTGGCATTAAGACCCCCCTACCAAGGAGTTTACCCTTCACAATAGACATACATTTTCTGGAGTTAGCAGAGGCACTAAAGGAGTCATTAGCCCTCCAGTTACCTGATGCCTCCATTACCTTGACAATCTCTGCTCCTGTTACCTCTGTAATATCCTCAGAATCCTTTCTACGGGAGTACAGAATAAGGTGGTCGGATATGGCTTGAACGATAGAGGATGCTTCCTCAGCGTCAGCATCGGCTCCAGGTCGGCGTTCTATGATTTCCGCTGCTAGTTCGTCTACATCGCAGTTAGGAACTTTAGAAAGCACATCTCGTTGCCACGCCCTCCACCTATCAGCAAATTTGGCGGATACTACCTTTTTGGCTGTTTGTTTTAGGAGGTGTAATATATCAGAAATTAGTTGCAATCGGTGTTCTTCTACAAACTGACAAGCCCACTCTACAAAGTCCCCTGCCAAGGGTTTGCCTACTTTGACAATGACGGCTCGTTGAGCAAGGTCACGGGACATTTCTGGTAGGTTGAAGGTCAGCATGAAGGTCGCATCATTGGGTCGCTTGACTGTACCAACGAACATCTTGTGACCTGTTAAGAACTCGCTTGTTACTGCCGCTTCTATAGCAGAGCCACTGAACTTGCCCTTAATGTTGTCAAACAGGAACACCCTTGATAACCAATCATCTGAGGACATGATTCTCTTGGATATATTCTGCCAATTATCTTCGTAGTCTAATGTTGCAGAGCCACCCCAAATACGCCCGATTGCCTTAGCAGTTTCGGTCTTACCAGAACCTTGCCCATAGTCGGAAGTGAATACAAACATAGGTCTAGCCCCTGATGCCCCACCCCACCCAGGAGTCATCATTGCTGCCAACATAAGTTTTCTATCATTCTCAGTTGCGGGGTTCAGGGCATTTACAAACTCATTGAGACACTCCCCTGTTGGCTCTGGTAGTTCTGTTGGTATGTAAAATGTTGAGCGTCTTGGTGGAACATGGGGATACTCGCTCACACCATCGTAGGAGGGTTCCATGTTGTCCTTTACCCAACGAAAGAACTCTGTTTTTGTAATGGCAGAGAGAGTATCACCCTGTATTGTTTCACACTCTCCACGAACCCAACGAACAATCGCTCGGTCATGGAGTAAAGCAAACAGGTCGTTTGTGTCTAGTATCGACCACAACTCTACCCTCTCTTTTTTTGTTTCTTTAATTGCAAACACGCCTGTCGCTGTTGAACGCCTTGGGTATCCCCCAAGAGCCTCGCTCATCTCAAAAGCAATTTCATCAACAGGCTTATAGAGCGTTACAACTTTTCGCCTACCATTCTCCATAACTACTTTGGTAGATACATTAGACACAAGAACTCTATCACGGGGGTCAACAGGTCTGTTGTCCACTCTCGTTATGTCTTTTCCCTCGTCATTAGGAGTACCCCCAACGACCCCCGTATCAGATTCGGAAATTTTTATAGCAACGGCAGAAGAAGCACTGTCTGGGGAATAGCCCTCTGGAGCCATCCCTTTTGTTTCATTGAGGTCTGAGAGTAGGTCAGAGGTGGTTGTCTCTTCAACTAATGTCCTAGTAAATGAGGGTGTTGCTTTCCTCTTGTAAGCATTCCGCACCGTTCGTACTGCTTCTGCTTCTGAAAGACCATCACGACCTACACCACGCTCTATAGCCAACTCTTGAATTGCTTGCTCTATTGGGTAGTTGTTGGCGTTGTAATCGAAAGCGGCTGCTACAAGTTTGTTGTTCCGTTCACCGTCTTCAGTTTCTTCTTGTAAGTAGGAGAGGGTGACAGTGTTTAGATTCTCGGTACACGGCTCTCGGTCTGGGTCGTGGTGTGATTGGAACGATTGAACCTCTTCGGCGGGTTTAATTCCAATGGACTCCCAAGTATCGTAAGTGTTGCCCTCTTTTAGAAGGCGACAAGGTGCGCCCCGCTTATGGTTTTCTGTACCACACAATCGCATTATCCGAGAAGGGTTCTTGATTGCTTTGTCACTCTTGACGGAGCGAATCATTGCAATTTGTAAGGAACGCCAAAGAACAGGGTCGGAGATTGTCTCATTAAATTTCCAATACGCATGAGTGCCTGTTGCTCTGCCTGATGCCACAAGAAGTGTGGGTTCAGGCAAACTTGCTGATTCAATTCTTACAAGTGCTTCTTCTGGGTCAGCGTCATCAAAATCAACAAACAATGTGTTAAACTTTTCCACATCATTGTCAGTTGCGGCATTACAAGCACCCGAACAACGATTACTGCTTCGGGGATTAGCCCCTATGTATAATGACCACCCTTTTGCGTTGTGTGCTGTGAGCCACTCATTGAGGCTACTGTCGTCTTCTTTGATTGGGGCTTGTCGGTATAGGGTGTGTACTTTGTTGGAGGAGGAGTTGTTTCGGATGGCTCTGAACTCAATCCAATCCCCATCATTAAAAATTGTTCGTATGTGTTGTTCTGCTGAACTGAAAAAAACTGGATTGTTGGGAGGGGTGTTAATAAAATCATTTTCTTTTTTGGTCATTCTTGCCTCGCAGTTTCTTGTATTCCTAATTCCTTGAGTAATGTCTGTTGCTTGGTGGATTTTTTACGAACAACCCACAACAGAGATTCATCGACCGAATCCTTAGCAATGAGGTAAATATATGTAACAGGTCTTTTTTGCCCAGACCTATGTAGTCTATCACGGCTTTGCATGTGTTCTTCTGCGGAGAAGGACAGCCCATAGTAAATAGCGTATTGACAGACCTTCTGCAACCCATCCGTTCCATGACCTGCGGCTTTGGGGTGGAGAACAAGTCTATCAAGTTCCCCACTAACGAACTTGTTGATGTACTCTTGGGCATGTTTCGATGTTCTTCCATCAATTATTCCTACCTTATTTCCTTCTTTTGTAAGCCGTCTAGCAATTCTATCAATATCTGCTGTAAATTCAGCCCAAATAATTGCAGGTTCAGAGCCAATCTCAGCCAAAACATCTACAAGTGTATCAAGTTTTGATGAACCCACCTCAGTAGGAGTATCATTAACTTTAACAGTACCTCCTGCAACTTGGCGAAGTTTCATTAAAACGGCTTCTGACCTTACACTAACCGTTGTATCATAGTCCCCATCATTAGACTTACAACACAACCTCAACTCCTCTATTACTTGATTGTAAATCTTTTGTTCGGGTTTGGCTAACTCAAACACACGAACAACATCCATTTGAATAGGTAGGTCTAGGCAGTCTTCTTTTCTCAATGCCCAACTCCACCTTTTTAAATAGGCGTGGAATTGGCTAATCATATCTTTTTTAGGAATCCAACGAGCAATAACATTCCTGCCTCGTATGTTTTCGGTTATGGGCATAAACCAGTTGTACGCCCACTTGTAAAACTGCAAACCAGAAGCCACAGGAGATACCACCCTTAACTGACTCCATAGTTCTGTTTCGCAGTTGGGGCTAGGCGTTCCTGAGAGTAAGTAAACTTCATTGCAAGAGTCTGCAACTTGTATGGCTGCCTGAGTCACTTTGGCTTTTCGATTCTTCAATTTGCTAGACTCATCAAACACAATGCGCTGTATGCCCGACTCTATGAACAACTCGGCATTCATTCTGAACTGCTCATAATTTGTAACGAGGATATGATTGCCTTTATCAAGAATCAATTCTCTTCGTTTTGCTTTGTTGGTGTGATGCACAACCCGCAAATCTACATCAAGTAACTTGGCATCCTTCTCCCAAGCCGACCAGATAATTGATTTTGCTGCAACAACGAGTGTTCGCATTGGTCGTTCTTTTTGAATTGCTAGTATTGCGATTGTCTTCCCCGTTCCTGGTTGCCAGAAAAACGCATATCTTGGGTACTCTCTCGCTATTTCTACGCCTTGGCGTTGGTGGTCGAACAATGTAATTTCAGACATTGCAATTTCTCCTTGAGATATAAAAGATAGCCAAGAGGGGGCGAGTGAATAGGACTGCGCCCCCCCTCAACTTTCGGGGGTAAACTTAGATTGGTAGTGTTTCAGCATCTACGGTTGGAGTGGTTGCCACACTGTCTTCCGCAACTTTGAATGCTCCACTGTCCACAATTCCTTTTAGTGAATCGTGCATCTTAGAAAGTTCCGCATAAACATCTTTGTCTTGAATGATTGGAGTATCAACTGGATTGTTGAACTCAAAACCATACCACGAGCGATTATTGCGCTGTCGGACAGCCGTTTTCAACTCAACACGGTTTGCAAAGATGGAACAAGGTCGGCGTTTCAGCATACCACACAAACGGGAGCCAGTATGGTGTTCACCAACTGAGAATGAGATTGTTGCCAATTCACCTCTTGCTTCGCCTGAGTCAATCTTAACAATGAAGTTTAATGCTTCTACATACTTGCGAGTGAAGCCATTACCATAAGTTTCTTCTCTAGTGTCTTTGTTTCGGGCTTTACGAGCAATTTCACTATTGGGGTCTTGTGTGCTGTTCTCAATCATGGGGGTTGCACTGTCGTTTAGGTCAGAGCGAACTTCCCATGAAGCCCAAAAGATAAGAGGAATAACAACGAATGGTTCATCCATCCCCGCTACTTTAATGCCGTCAGGCATAATTGCAACACCACCCTCACCAAATGCTTCTTTGCGCTCAATGTCTGACATTGCTTGCACAATAGTCATACGAGGAGTCACCATAAAGTCTCCGAGTGTATCCGAACCCTTTACTTCTTCTTGTTGCATCCAATCTGGGACAACAATAGGTGCGTCTGTTGATGTTGCTAGTTCTGTTTCTGTTTTCTTAGCCATAGTTCTGTTTCCTTGTTTCTAAAATTTACGAACTTCTTCTGTGGTTAGCGACTTGGATTTCCTCGATAGTTACGCCATCGGGTAAACGATACCCTGCGTCCGATTCTTCTCGGAGTTTACCTGCCGACAACCTTCTTTGTACCATGTGAGCATAACCGTCATCACATAGTTTTGTCAATACACTTGACCAATCTGTTTCAGGGTCTAGTTTCACAACAGGCATTTCCTTGACTGTAATAGTGATTCCGTCACCCGCTAATTTTGATATTTCTTCTGAGTTGCAACGCTTAATCGCTTCTTGTTGCAAGGACTGTTTAATCCCTGACAATCTTTTTGCGAAAGCGTTTACTTTATCAATGTCGTCAATACATTGTTTGAACACACCGAGGAATTGCCCTTGGTTTAATACGGAAAAATCCGTAGGGTATGTGTCTGGGTTTACATCTAATACTGTTTCTGTCATTTTATTTCTCGATTCTGGATTCTGGATTCTGTTATTAGTGAATAGTATACTCTATCGTATGTCATCGTGGTTTACGCCCATATCCTTTAATTTGTCTGCATCCCACTCTACCATCTCTACAAAAATAAGTGCTTCTTCTGGGTCTGAAGCCACTCTATCCCACTTGATTCCCGCACGGATGCTTGCTTGTTTGACTCTCTTGAGTCCACGATTAGTGAGCCAGTACCCATCTTCAGAAGGTGTGTTGGTTGTAAAGCCGTCTTCTGGGTATCGAGAATCTTCAGGGTGTGGGGGTGGCTGTTGCCATTCTTGCATAGTCATTGTGTTTGAGGAATCTGTACTGGGAAGTTAAAAAGTTCATCACGAA